AAAGATGGAGGGTATCACCTGGAACCACGTCCTGGACCACAAAGGGGATAAGTTCCCCCATCTTAAAAGACGTCTTTACGTCGTGCGATAGGTCGAATGTGTTGCGTTTTGGCTTAGAAACAGGAATACTGGTGAAAATGTTTTTCATTGTTGTTGAGATAAATGCCAATGTTCCAGGTGGAACATTGGCGGTTAACAAATTGTAAAAACGAAAGCAGGCATTAGAGCCGTATGCCACCACGAGCGATGAGCATAGTAGAGGATGAACCGCCTTTGCGGCCGCGACGGCGTGAACGTCGGCGTGAACGGTACTTCATGTTACTTGTGTTTAAATTGTGGATTTGATTCGAGAAAGAAATTAGATTTGCTCTTGTCATAAGACGATACGGTATAATCGGAAAGCAACTGCCCTAATACGCGGAGGTAGATAGGGTCATTTGGTTGTATGCCGAGTTTCTTTAGTTCAATGTCTTGGCGTTTGATTTCAGACGCCAATTTAGTATCAGTGGTAGCGGCTTTAATTCGTTGAATTTCCGCACGAGTTTGCGCACGTTGAAGGCGCATAGTAAGAATCTTTTGGGCAGATTCCTTTAACGAAGCTTGGTTTGCTGCTGCGGCACGTTCGTCACCGCGTAACGATAAGTCCATGTCTTGCTTCAATTTGCGTAATGATTCACGACGCATATCAAGACTGGTGTCTCTTAATTCTGTTTCGAGACCAAGGTCAAATTGGCTTCGCGTAGTATTTTGCTGGATATTTTCACGTTGTGTGCCCTTGAGTAACGCTTCTTCAAGCTTGACGAGTTTGTCCGCTTCCATGTTTGCAAGTTGCGCCGATTTGATTTCAAAATCAACGTAATTAGCAAGAGAATGACCAGCATCGGCAATAAAAGAGTAATCAGGTGTTTTGTGGTCGTAACGTTGTGCATCTGGGGTACTAATAGAACCAGCGTTACCAGAATTTCCCTGCCCATAGATTAAGTTGGGGTTTAACCCCGCTTCTTTGTACCGTTGCATTTGTGCTTCGGGAGTGTTATACGCATTTTGCATTTCCCAAAAGTCAATGTTATCGCGATATTGGCGATTATACATTTGCTCTTGGAATTCGCGGTTTTTACGATTAGCGTTACCCGTTGAAGCTGCGCCAATTGCTCCAGCCCCAAGGGCTGCGCCTGCGCCGATTGCGGCTACTACTGGAAATGGCATAGTTATTTGATTTGAGGTTTACGATTTCTTTCCACTTTATCGACAATACCCCAACCAAGAGTATCTACCATTTTCTCCAAATCCTCGGAATCAGTCACAAGTTTATCGACGGGGTCGGGTTCGGTAGGAAGTTCAATTGCGGTTTGTTCGTAGCGGGTGGCGGTTTTGATGTCCCAGTGTTCGCGGTTGAATTTCGCGAGGAGACGCTCGAGTGATTTCTCAAAGGCTTCCACTTGCGAGGGGTGCAGTGTAATGAAGTTGGGGTTTGCTGCAGTGCCGATGTGAACTTCGTTGTTTTCGAGTTCAACATCGAGCAATAGTGTTTTTTTGACAGTACGTTGGTAAATTGACATGGTGCGTTTGTTTTGGTGTTCCACGTGGAACGTTATCCATTGAATGATTTGATGTTCCAAAGATACAGAAATCAGTTCCATATTGTCAAGTTTTTTTGTGTTTTTTTTTATTTTTTTTTGGGCGTTCCCCTACGGGTCGGGCTATTCGCTGGCGCTGCTATCCCTAACGCGGCCAGATTTGGTGTCATCTGGCCATTAATGTATCAAGAGAACATTAATTAGGTCGCTTCGCTTACAAGGTTTGCGGGGGCTAATCGCCGCCCCCGTACCCCGGCTAGGCAGATGTGTAGTTGGTATTCCCATGTTTGAGCGTCGATGAATCTATGCTCTGTGGTTGGGAACACCAACTACACATCTGCTGTAGCTTGTGTTTCGTTATTCCTGCGTATCAGGTATAACTATTGTAGGTTGTTCCTGCTGTTTTTGCAGGTTTTGCCGAGTTTCGGCAATGTTTGCGCGAATTTTTCGCGCTAGTTCGAGTTTTTCGAGTTGGTCAAGTTTCGACAGGTCGGGCAAATCCTCGTCGAAGGTTTGTTCGTATTGGGGAACGGCTTGTTTGCGGGTAAACCGTTCAACAAGTGTTTGAATAGGGAGGGTTTGGTCGGGAATCGTAAGAGATTTATTAGATACCTTTTCGTAAGTATCAGGGGATTCCGACGGGTCGTGAGTGTATTGGTTTCTAAAACGTTTCATTGCGTTGCGTTTTTGAATTATAAAAATTGTGGTGACGTTGCGCCCGTTGGGACGCTAAGTGAACGGTATAATCTCCGTTGGGATTTTTGCGGTAATAATCCGCTTGTTTTTCCGCTTCGGTTTCCTCGATGGCGGAAGTGATAATTTTGCGCTGTTGCTCTTTTTGTTGAGGTGACAATATTTTGTTACGGATGCTTTTCGGCATCGGGATTTTGTACCCTCGATGTGTGATGAAATTATTTTCCAAATCGTCATGGTGGTAGCGGAGTGTTTGAGGCGTAATGTAAGAATGTCCAAGATGTTTGGATTGGACGTTATACTCTTTTTGCCTATCGTCGTTTTTGTGCTGAGGTATCCGTGTTGGCTTAGACACATACTTTAGTGTGTAACGGATTGACGCAGCGGTGCAAGTTCCTACGTCGTGGCCGCCAAGCGTCCAAGATTTTTGCAGGTGTTGTAACAATGTAATGTCGTTTAGCTTTTCGCTGAAAAGCATAATTATGTGGTAATGGGGTCGGAATTTTTTAGTTCCGTATTCGCCTACGGCGTAGTACTTGAATTTGTACCCAGTGTTTTTGCGTAATCGCTTAAAAAAAAGCGTTAAGTCGGATTTTTTCAGGGTCATAAAGCCCTTTTGTGATATAGGTACATGTTGGGTGTCGTAAGTAAGAGTGACGAAAAACGAGGAAGAGCAGTGCTCTTCCTCTTTTTCAATTCGGTAAGACCACTCTTTTACGCGTCGTTCTTTGCAGGGTGGACAACGTCCACAGGGGACGGGAATTTTATCCCGCCCGTCCCATGGCGTTGGATTGTTTACGTAATACGGTGAATCGCAGGTCATATGGTCGGAACGCCAAAGACTGGCATTGGTCGAACTGCTTTAACGTTGTTTTGGATGTGACACAGGATTTCCGAATCACTATCCTCGACGGCAAAAGCTCGAGTAGTTGGAGTACATTCGATGAATTCGGCGTTCAATGCGGGCGGAGAATCAAAAATGCGCCCCATGTGCCAAAAGGCAAGAGAATTTTTGAAGGCGCCAGAAACACGGGATTGCTCGAATTTGTATTCACTGTAGCGAGGGACATAACCAAAAGTGCCTAGGCCTGCTTCCTCGGTTGCGGGTTGGTTGCCAAAGACTTCGCGATTTTCCACGGGTTGCTCGCCAAGGTTAGCGAAAGATGGCCAGTAGAAGTCAAAACGAGATTTGCGAAGGAATTTCTTTTGAAATCCTTGCTGATAGGCAGTAGTGGGCTGGACAGATACAAGTCCCATGATGATACCGTGTTCCTCTGCGTAGCATGAAATATTACCGCCGCGCTGGACGCCGATACCGTGACCGCCCATAGTGCCGAGAGGTCCAGCGGTAGATTCGACAGTTGATAGTACTTCACTGATAGACATGGCGCCATAATGTGCACCGAGGTATTCAGGACGTTGGAGACGAGCGTCGGAAGATTTTACACCGAAGTGGCTGAACATCAACTCGATGTAACGTTTGCCGCCACGGGCTGTTTTTTCCAAGAATTCTTGGAGACGAAACGCACGACGGAGTGAGTTAATGGTTTCCGCATTTGCGTTATTGTCCAACATAACTCGCGCATCTTCACCATTTGCTAAAACTGGAACGCCATCTTGTAGAATAGACCTAAGATTCCCTCCTTCAAGGTCGGGTGCTCCATCAGGGACAGTAAGAACGCGAACATCAGACAAATCAGTAGTCCTATTCAATGGAATGAGCACATCATCGCCAGCTTGAGCGAATGGAAGTGCACTGGTGAAATAATCCCTTTGCCATGCACGGCGGAGAGGAGGAAGGAGTGCGCGGCCGCTGTAGTAGTCATTATGCCCCGCTACGAGTTCCTGAAAGACTTCATCTTGGAGATTCTGGTCACGAAAATATTCGTCCCAGATTTTATAATAAGCGGCAGTGAAATAGGCGTCAACCTCGTGAATATACGAAGTTGTGCCAGTATCGCCAGTAGGAAGACCGAGATAATCACCTAAGCTGCGGTTACTGTCGTCAAGGCCAGCAGACCAATAATGAAAAGGGCGTTCCAAGTCCTCCTCACCTGCCATCCATTTTGTGAAGTCTGGCCAGAGAATGCGAAGCGGGACAAAGAAGTAATGCATGCTGACGTTGACCTTGTGCATCACAGGCGCAATCATGGGTATGAAGCGCATCATGGAGGACTGCGAAAGATGGAGGGTATCACCTGGAACCACGTCCTGGACCACAAAGGGGATAAGTTCCCCCATCTTAAAAGACGTCTTTACGTCGTGCGATAGGTCGAATGTGTTGCGTTTTGGCTTAGAAAC